TCAGGTCCGACAGGCGCAAGTGGCCCGACCGGCCCTAGCGGTCCATCAGGTCCATCAGGTCCAACCGGTGCCGACTCGACAGTAAGCGGCCCATCAGGTCCGACAGGCGCAAGTGGCCCGACTGGCCCTAGCGGTCCATCAGGTCCAACCGGTGCCGACTCGACAGTAAGCGGTCCTAGCGGTCCATCAGGTCCAACCGGTCCTAGTGGTCCATCAGGTCCGGGTATCACAGGTTTAACAGCTGGACGAGTGCCATTTGCTGCTAGTGCTAATACTCTAACTGACGATGCAGACCTAACGTTTGCAACGGACACTCTTACAGCAACAAAAATATCAAGCTCACAATTTACATCAACTGTTGCCAATGGTACCTCACCATTTGTTTGTACATCTGTAACATTAAATACGAATCTTAATGCAGATTTGCTTGACGGTATACAGGGTTCAGTGTATGTTAAAGATAATGATACTATTCTTATTGGCAATCCATTTGGTGGTCGGCAAGTATATCTCAATAGTCTAAGCAACGTTATGTTTCGCGCAAATAAACGGTGGGTTGTTACTGGTAATTATTATTATAATGCGAACGACGTGTTGGTTGGAGCAATTGCAAGCACAAATTTAGATAATTTATTTGATGGTAATTATGAATCCGGTCTTACAATTCCAGCCGACCAGTATGCTAAGATAAACATAGATTTTTCAACTGAATCTGGTGGATTATTTCCAGCCTTTCCATACGGGTCTTTTTATGTATCACATTATTTTACCTCCTGGTCGGATTCAAGTACTGTAAGTGTTTATTGTAATTATGCACCACATGGTATTGGTTGGCATACCATGAATTTAACCGATTTTGTTCGAAGTGGTCCCGATCTCATTACTCAAGCTTATAATTCTTATTATTCGATATCTCAAGTTGAATTTAAGTTAGTTTCACCTACAAGTACTAGTAGTATTATTTCACAACTTGAGTGGATGTTAACTCGACCCGGTAATAATGAATTACCTTTTGTAGATAAATATAAGGCTAACATACTATATTCCGACTTGACTATTGAAGACGGTTCAAGTACAGCTATATCCCTAAAAACAACAGGTAGATTAGATCTAAAGACTTTGAAGTTTACTTCTGGTACATTACTAGTTACTCCTGAAGCTGGTGCGGTAGAGTTTTCGACGGATGATCTATATTTTACCATCACAACTGGAATTGCTCGCAAAGGCATTGTCCTGAATGATGGCAGCAATCTTACATCGGGTCGGGTTCCATTTGCTACAACAAATGGTAGATTAACTGACGATGCAGACCTAACGTTTGCAACAGATACTCTTAAAGCAACAAAACTCATTAGTAATAGTTTTAAAACTGCTTATGGATCAAATTGTTACGGGATTGAAAAAGTATTTAAATTTGATGTAGTCAATAATGAGGCTAACGCCAAGTTCGATTTGTATTTTACTGGTACTTTTATGGGTGCTTTTGAAGTTGAGATAACCGGCATATACACTAATGCAAATACTCCGGGTAGTTTAAAAAAGGTTTTTTCATTATCGTGTCACTCATCTGGCATTATTCATCATAATTACGATTCTAGGTACACACAAGTTATTGGCAAGGTTGCAACATTTATTGCTATAGGTGAGGTGTCGTGGGACTCGGTAAATAGTCGCTGGAAAATTCCATTGGTTTCTCGAGTTGATACTGCTAATGGCAACTCATATTATGTGCGTATTCGAGCCATTGGCTATCCAATTGCAATAGACGCTATTGATACTGCCAATATATCGTCTGTCTACCAAACAGACACTACAGTATACCCACTCCCATGCGTCACAATGTATGGCAACTTAACCTTGGCGACTGGAACGGCTGGTGTAAATACCTCACCATTAAAATTTACTTCCGGCACATCACTAACTACCCCAGAAGCAGGTGCAGTCGAGTTCACTACCGACGATCTTTATTTCACAATCACAACCGGCCCGGCCCGTAAAGGTATTGTCCTGAATGATGGCAGCAATCTTACTAGTGGTAAGATTCCAATTGCAACAACAAACGGGCGTCTAATAGACGGGCCAACTCCACTAGCTGGAACCAAAGTATACTATGTCTCTGATTCTAGCGGCGGCGAAGTTACTAGGAAGTTAACTTTTACAGATGGTATTTTGACAGGCGAGACTTAAACGGGAGATATAGAATGTTAAAAACAGTGAATCCGTGGCTTGCAGGATTATTATTGGTTTGTGTAATTTTAGCTGGGGGCTTTATCGTGTATGATAAAGGCTTCACGCATAGGGTTAATATTGATGCTTATAATAACTTAGTGCCCGGCCCGGTTGTAAATGCTAAAGCCGATATTGTTATTGAAGGTCCAACTGAAATTAAAGTCGGGCAATTGGCACGCTTTGATGTAACAAAATCATCCGGTAAAACCTTCAAATGGAAAGTGTTACCCGCTACATTCGATTTTGAAGTATATGACGATGGTCGCCGGGCTGTGTTTTCTTCTGGTGTTTCAGGTGAATATGTCTTTATTATTGCTTGTGCCAATGATAATGACGTAGATGTTAAAACTTTTGTAGTTAAAGTGGGTGGTGAGTCAGTAATTCCAGCACCACAACCTTCACCAGTTAACCCGACAACGGGAATGGCCGGAAAAACAGTGGAATTTACTAAGGCCGTAAATTCACCAAATAAGAAATCCGAAGCTGCCAAATTGGCAGAAGGATTTACAGATGTAGCCAAGCAAATTCAGGATGGAAAACTTATCTCAGCCGACCAAATCATTGAAGCCCAGAAGCTTGCTAACCGTGCGGCCTTGGGTAATAATCTAGCTGCCTGGGTGCCATTCCTAGAGGCTTTACAAAAGGAAATGAAGACTCAGGCCGAAAGTGGCTTACTTGTCACTCCTACGCAGCATGCCGAATTGTGGTCACAGATTATCAGTGGGTTAAATATTGTAGCAAAGTGAGAGTAAATCATGGATCGACGTGAATTTCTTAAATTTTCTGCGATGATTGGCACAGGATTTGCTTTTAATAGCCTAGTGAGTCCGTCTGTTGCGTTTTCGCAACTTGCTGAGGCGGAAGAGCAACCACTTTATTGTGGTTGGTCGCACAGTGAAGAGTCACGAAAGAAGTTCATTTCACTTGGTCCACACCAGTTTTTGAATTCAATGGATTCAGAAATTCGAGGTACTGGGGCGGGAAAAACTGCATTATTGTGGCCTTACCTAGAACAAGTTACTGGTAAGCCACTTACCCCCCATAGGCAGGAGTTGGGTGACTGTGTCAGCCATGGGTATGGCCTTGGAATTGATATCCTAACAGCTACACAGATTGTAAAACGTAAGTCTCCACAGAGGTGGGTTGCAAAGGCATCGACGGAACTGTTATACGCTGCGGCCCGTATTGATGTTGGCCGGAATATTTATAACCGCAGTTTAAGAGGTGATGGTGCAGAAGGTTACTGGTGCGCCCACGCCGCGAAATCTTGTGGGGTTTTACTCCGACAAAAATATGGTAAATGGGACTTCACGACATACGATGGTGAGGTTGCAAAATCCCTAGGATATAAAGGTGTACCAGCAGAGTTATTACCCTTAGCAAAATGTCATCCTATTGGCTGGGCTGCGTTAGTAAATACTTGGGATGAAGCTAGAGATTGTATCTATAACGGTTTTCCAGTAGTGTTATGTTCGAACCAAGGGTTTAGCACAAAGAGGGGTAGGGACTCACAAGGTTTCCTGTCACCAAGTCGCACCAAATGGAATCACTGTATGCTTTTAGCGGGTATGGACGAAGCTTGTGATAGACCGGGCGGATTGATAATTAACTCATGGGGATCAGACTGGGTTGATGGACCAACAAGGTTAAACCAACCGTTAGGTTCGTTCTGGGCCGATAGTTCTGTGATATCACGTATGATTTCACAGGGTGACTCAATCGCGTTATCATCTTATGCGGGGTATCCACGGGCATCATATGATATTTACTAAACCAGTTTATCTATATGTGATTACCAACTTTGTTAATGACAAGTGGTATATCGGTATTACTAACAATCCAAAAAAGAGGTGGAGCAGTCATAAAAAATCGAACACACCTGTTATTTCCAAAGCTATCAAAAAGTATGGGTGTGAAAATTTTGAATTTAAAATTATCACAAGTGGTACCCGTCAGGAAATGTTTAAGCTTGAAGAAATTTGTATTGCTAAATTTAATACACAGGTACCCAATGGGTATAACATAGCCCCTGGTGGCGAGTATAATAAGCCCTCAACTGATGGTGCAAAACGAATCAGTGCGTGGGCTAAAAAGCGTCGGCACTCGCCTGAAATTATTGAAAAAATAAGGACTGCAAATACAGGTTTAAAACGTACACAAGAATTTTGTGAAAGACTCCGAAAAGCTAACCTTGGTAAGAAGCATACACCAGAGACTTGTGAAAAACTGCGGAAAGCGAATCTTGGGAAAAAGCATACACCAGAGACAAGAGAGAGAATAAGAAAGTCAAACACGGGTAAAAGGCGCACCAAAGAATTTTGTACTAGAATGAGTGAAATAACCAAAGGAAGAAAACAAACAACTAAGTGTATTGAAGCCCTTAGACAAGCAAATACTGGTGCTAATAACCATAATGCAAAGGCAGTAATAGTCAACGGTGTTCAATATGATACAGTAGTTTCTGCTGCAAGATCACTGGGGTTGAATATTAAAACAATCAAACGTAGGATTAAATATACAAAACAAAAATATATCGGGTATCAATATGCTAATCCTGTGGCGTCGAATAGTAGTGTGGGTTAGATCATTGTTAATATCGTGGTTCTTCAAGAAAGAAATCAAGTGGGGTGAAAAGGTCACGGACCTTACTAATATCATCAACGATGCAATACCAGCACCTCTACCTAAACCAGTAGAACCAACACCCATACTACCTAAGCAACCGCTTAGAAACTTCTTACGGAAGTTCTTCAAATGAGACTAATATATTTTCGTGCCTCTTGGTGTGGAAGCTGTAAATCATTTACTCCGGTGATCGAGAAACTAAAATCCGAAGGCTACGAGATTCAGATTATCGATACCGACAAGAATAAAGATCTTGCTACCCAACACAAAGTTACTTCTCTTCCTACAACAATAATCCTACTTAATGAAAAAGAAGTAAATAGATTTATTGGTGCAATTTCAGAAGACAAATTACGAAAACAACTACCCCCTAATTACAGATTGTGGTGAACTATGAGATTTCGAGCAGCATATAACCGAGCCCTTGCAGAAAGCAAGAATGTATTATCCGATAAGGATTATGCAATTCTACTAGATGCTTACCGGCGACCAAATCGTAACAACGGTAATGGAGACCATGTTAATCTGATCTTCGAAGTGGAAAAAGAGTACCGTAAACGTGGAGGCGGTGTAATTATTAACTGGTTAAAAGCAAACTGGCTTAATATCTTAAAGCTTATTTTGGCTTTATTACCATTATTCCTGATGATCGATGAAGATCAGCCACAACTCTAATAATCAAGAGCCGGTCGGGTGAATGCAATTGCAAACCCGATGATTTCTATCGGCTCCAAATATAATGGAAGACCTAACACGCATATTTAAGGAGACATTAGCGACAGGGTTAAAAAGCCGTGTCCTTACTACGTGTTCACGGTGGTCAGAATTTAGGCGTGTAATGGGTGAACCCTTTCCTGGACCCTACTCGTACCGTTTTCACCCTTGGGCGAGAGAAATTAGCGATTCCACTACACCGTGGAATTCGACGATGAAGGGCGCACAGCTAGGTGTAACAGAAGTTGCAATCAATAGAGCTTTCTATACAATTGACATACTAAAACGCGATGTATTATATGTACTTCCAACCAGTATAAATGCAGGCGACTTTTCTAAATCTCGATTTAAATCAGCGTTATTAAATAGCCCTTATTTGAATTCAATCTTCACTGACACTAATACAGTGAATCTTAAACAAGCTGGTGGGGTAAATCTTTATATTCGCGGTTCAAGAGGAGATAGTAATCTAAAGTCAGTTCCAGTATCAACATTGATCCTCGATGAACTCGACGAAATGGACCAAGCACAAATCTGGTTAGCTTTAGAACGGTTAAGCGGACAACGTGAGAAAAACATTTGGGCCATCTCGACCCCGAAGATCCCTAATAAAGGAATACATAAACTTTATCAGCAAGGTAGTCAGGAACATTTTATGTTTACCTGTCCACGTTGTGGCCGACTTACTGAATTTCTTTGGCCAGATTGTATTGAGATAATTGGGGAATCAGTAACGGACCCTAGATGTGCTGAATCCTATCTAAAGTGCAAAGAATGCGGTGGTCGAATTGAGCAGGCTGAAAAACCAGAATTTTTAGCAACAGGCAAGTGGATTGCACAAGAGAAAACATTCAGTAAAGACCATAGAAGCTTTCATCTGAATCAACTTTATTCATTTACTGTATCAGCCAATGAATTAGTTGTCGCGTATTTTCGCGGCCTTGGAGACGAAGCTGCTGCAACTGAATTTCATAATTCAAAACTCGGTTTACCATATATCGGTGAGGGTGCAAAGGTAACAGATGATTTAATCGATCTATGCATAAAGAATAATTATTCCAAGAGTGATCAACGCCCTGCTATAGGCGGTACAAGATTGATAACAATGGGTGTGGATGTTGGAACATGGTGTCACATTGTTGTTGTTGAGTGGTTCATCGATAAAATGGGTAGAGATTTAAATGCAGGCTCCATTGCAAAAGTATTATGGGAAGGTAAGATTCTAGGGTCTGAGTTTGAACGCTTGGATTATTTGATGCGGGAGTGGCAAATTTTACATTGTGTTATTGACGCCGATCCGTTTACTAATGATGCGAGACGTTTTGCACGACGATTTCACGGGTATGTCACATTATGTCGATATCGTGCTGGTCAATCTGGAAAAGAAATGACAGTCACAGAGGACGAAATAGGAACACCCATGGCAACAGTTGACCGAACTTCTTGGTTAGATTCTAGTTTAGGTAGATTTCATAGCCAACGAGTCACACTGCCATGTGACATGAGCCAAGAGTTTCGAGAACATATTAAGTCAAGTGTTAGGGTATACACTAAAGATCGATACGGAAACTATGTGGCTGATTATGTTGACACTGGGGCCGACCACTTTTGTCATGCATTCAATTACGCCGAGATTGCTCTTCCATTGGCGGCAAGCTATACCAACAACCAGCCAATTAAAGCATTCTTATAACCATAAGGGCGAGTAAATAATGTCATTGCCTGAGAAACTGCTTATCGACTACCGCCATCCAAGATTCTACAGGGATCAAGTTTATTGGGATCTCTGGAGAAATACATATAACGGTGGTGATGACTTTGTAACTTCTTATTTACAACGGTATTCCAGCCGTGAATCGGATACGGACTACAATTCTCGCCGTCAAATTACACCAGTACCGGCTTTTGCAAAAGCGGCAGTCAACGATATTCGAAACGCAATTTTTCAACGCATGCGTGATGTTTTACGTAAAGACGGTAGTGAAAGCTATCAACGAGCAATAGACGGTATTGATGGTGGTGTTGATCTTCGCGGCTCTAGTATGACTTCCTTTATGGGCTATCAGGTTCTTACTGAACTTTTAATCATGGGCCGTGTAGGTATTTTTGTTGATATGCCAGAAATTCACGCAACAACATTAGCTGAAACAACTGCAGCACGCCCATATCTCTACACGTATGCTGTTGAGGATATTTTGTCGTGGACAACTTCGCGTCCCGACCAAATATCCGATTTTCAAGCCGTTCTTTTACGTGATCGTTGTGTTGATTATGGTGATCTAAGTTCCTATAGTAACCAATTACCGATCGCTCTACCCCGTGGTTCTTACGAGCGATATCGTTTTGTATACATCTGCCCAGAAACCGGTAAAGTATGTATTCAATTTTTCAACACTTCGGGTAAGCCAATTACTGCTAGTAATCTTGAATTAAATGCAGTCGATCCAATTAGATTGGAGCTTGATAAGATTCCATTTACTCTATTGGACATTGGTGATAGTGTACTTAAAGATGTATGCACGCATCAAATCGCATTATTGAATTTAGGTTCAAGCGATGTAGCTTACGCATTAAAAGCTAATTTTCCTTTCTATACAGAACAAAAAGATTTGCGTGCAGTTGGTGACCACTTAAAGCACGCTACAAATCCTGATGGTACTGCAACAACTGGTGGTCAACCAGGGGCAGACAATGAACGTAAATTAGGTACGACCCAAGGTATCGCATATGACCTACGTGCAGACCGCCCTGGGTTTATTCACCCGTCACCCGAACCATTAAAAGCCTCTATGCAACTCCAAGAGAAGCTAGAGGATGATATTAGAAAGCTAGTAAACCTTGCAGTAGCCAACAAAGTTGGTAGATCAGAATCGGCAGAGGCTAAGGATATCGATAACCAAGGTTTAGAAGCTGGCCTATCTTTTATTGGTATGGTGCTTGAAAACTGTGAACGCCGGATTGCAAATTATTGGAGTGCTTATGAAGAGAGAAACCCCAATAGGCGAACCGCCCCAGTCATTAAGTATCCTGATCGATACAATCTTAAGTCTGATTTAACTCGCTTAGATGAAGCTAAAAAGTTGAATGACTTAATGTATTCGGTCCCCGGTCAGACAGTGAAGCGTGAGCTAGCCAAGTGCATTGTGACTTCACTGTTGACCGGGCGTATTTCAGTTGATATTATGGATCAAATCAATGAAGAAATTGATAACGCTCCATATACTACTAGCGAGCCAGATGTGATCCTTAAAGCCAAGGATGCCGGTGCTGTAAGTGATGAAACAGCCAGCATGGCACTAGGTTTTAATATTGGTGAGGCTAAGAAAGCACAGGCAGATCACGTCGCTCGATTAACACGAATTGCAATTGCACAATCCTCAGAAGGTGGTGCGGCTGCCGCTCGCGGTGTCCCTGATTTATCTGCCACTCCGGTAGCCGATGCTAAAGCAGAGAAGAAAGAATCACGCGATACAACTACCAAGGAAACTACCACTATACCAGTTCGTGGTGAAGGGAAAAATAATAATGAGTAGCATGTACGGTTCCCTGGTAAAAGCAAACGCCTATTTTCTCACACGGTTACATACTGATGCTTGGGATAATGAATCTGCTAGCAATCAGACTAAGGCACTATATACCGCCACTCGAAGTATCGACCGACTAAACTATAAAGGGTACAAACACACCGTATACCTTGTGCTTGAGGCCGCTGATGATTATGATGATGTTGACCAAGCGGATAGGCGGGTTGCGGAAGCAGAACAAGAATTGGAATTTCCACGCGATTCAGATGCTACAGTTCCTACCGACATTGAAACTGCGTGTTTTGAGATTGCTTTAGCTTTATTAGATGGTGTTGATCCAGATATTGAATTAGAGAATCTTGGCACAATAAGCCAGAGTTTTGGAGGTGCCAGAACCGCATATAATCGAGATCAACAGCCAATTGAACATTTGTTACATGGTATAGCCAGTCCATTAGCGTGGCGAATTCTTAAACCATTTTTAAGGGATGGGCGTGCTATTACTACTGCTAGAGTAAACTAAACAACCTGGGTACTAGCAGCCAGGGATACATAGCTATAAACCTGCGTATAGCGTGTAGTTTGAAATGCAGGGGTTTGAAGGAGATTAGGAATGAAATATCTAGTACAAGTTTCTGTGTCGATGTTTGATGATGAAGATGATGCTGGTACTGACCCTATTATTGCTGCCGCAAATGCTGCCGCCGCAGCCGCCGAGGCTGCCGAAGCTGACGCAAAGGCTAAAGCCAGTAAGAAGCCGGAAGTTTTTAACCAAGAGCAAGTTAATGCTATTGTGGCCGCCGACCGACGTAAGCTGGTTGAAAAATATCAGTCACTAGAGGGGATGTATAAAAGTGCATTAGAAGATCAAAATCTTACAAAAGAGGCACGGGCACAGCTTGAGACTAAATTAGAGGACGTGCAAAAAACGTATCTTACCAAAGAAGAGACATTGATTGCTGAGAAGAAAAAGTTAGAAGAAAATCTGTCTAAAGAGGCTAACCAATGGAAAGAGGCCGCAAATCGCTGGGAGAATCAATTTAAACAGACCTTGGTTGAGCGGACATTGCAAGATGCTGCTGTACAACATGAGGCTTTTAATGCATCTCAAATTATCTCATTGCTACGTCCAATGACGAAAGTTGCAGAGAAGCTTGATGATCACGGTAAGGGTACCGGTCAATATGAAGTTATTGTGGATCTTGCAGACGTGAATAGTGAAACTGGCACATCACAAGTTACACGACGGGCCCCCGAAGATGCTGTTAAACGCATGAAGGAACTCAAAGATCTTTATGGTAATTTGTTCAAACCGAATGTTGTATCTGGCATCGGTGCTGGCACAGCACAAGGTAACGGTGGTGGAAATATTGATCGCAAGAAACTATCGACGGCTGAATATATGCGAATACGTAAGGAGAATCCATCAGCCCTCGGTATTAAGAAGGGTAATCGTTAAGAATTACCGGTTTAGAACCGGGTGTGAATAAAGTTGCATGGATACTGACCAACCAGTGAGCAACAAAAAGTTGGGTTTTAATCCGAATCACCCAGTTTTCGGATTCGTGTGTTAATCTGGGGTAGATGCGATTTTGAAACAAAAAACAAACAAAGGAAACTGAGTAATGAGTAAGTACATTCTACAAGTGTGTGTATCATGTTATGACAATGACAACGACGCTTTTATTCCAGAAGTATGGTGCAACGAGGGTTTGGCCATCCTCACCGAAAATATGGTAATGGCAAATCTAGTCCATCGTGATTTCTCGATGGAAGTTGCAAATTTTGGTGATGTGGTCAACACACGCCGACCTGGATCTTTCCAGACTCGACGAAAGGTTGACGCGGATTCTATCGATCTACAAGATGCATCGTCCACGTTGGTTACGGTTCCTCTGGATCAGCACATCTATGTCAGCTTCACCATCAAGGATGGCGAAGCCAGCAAGTCCTTCCAGGATTTGGTGGAGGTCTACTTGGCCCCTGGTATGCAAGGTGTTGCACGAACGATTGATCGAATTCTCTGTGGTCAGTTCCATCGTTATTTGGCCAACCCGGTTGGTAAGCTCTCGAAGCTCACCAGCACGACTGCCAGAGATACGCTCTTGGAAGCCCGTGAGACACTCAACAAGAACTTGGCCTATCCTCAAGGTCGTCGGGTTGTATTGGGCCCTGCGGCTGAAACGGCCATGTTGCAGACGGACCTGTTCTTGAAGGCTAACGAGCGTGGTGACGGTGGTTTGGCTTTGCAAGAGGCTGCACTAGGTCGTGTCCTTGGTTTTGATACCTATATGGATCAGAACCAGCCAGGGATCACCACCGGTGCCGACACCTACACCGCTGGTGCTTCCAATGCTGCTTACGCGGCTGGTGATACCTCGATTACGGCAACGGGTGCTATCGCCGGTTCCGCAAACGGCGAGTTTATTGTAGTAGATGATGATGGCCAACCACGGTATATCAAAACCACGGCTGACTCCACCACGTTTGTGTTGGATGCCGCTTTGAAGTATGCCGTCGCAAATGCCGACGTTATTACCGTCTACAAGCATTGCTCAACCGATGGTGCCCATGCGGCTGGTTATTCCAAGGGTATTACCCTTGATGGTTATACAGCCACCAAGGTTCCACAGGTTGGTCAAATGATTGCTTGGGGTGAGACCGCTGGAACTCGCCATGTCTATACTATTGTCGAGGCATATGAAAACCCAACAAACGCCTCACAGACGATTGTTTGGCTTGATCGTCCTTTGGCAGTAGGTGTTGCTGACAACCAGAGTGCGTTCCCAGGCCCTTATGGTTCATTCAACTTGGCCTTCCATCGTGATGCTCTGGCCCTTGTTACCCGCCCATTGGCCTTGCCACGGGCCGGTGGTGTTCAAGCCGCAGTAGCCAATTACAACGATGTTGCAATGCGTGTAACCATGCAATACGACATTACGACTCAAGGTACGATTGTGACCTTGGATCTCTTGGCTGGTGTTGCTCTGTTGGACGTAAACCTTGGTTGCGTTCTACTTGGCTAATTTAGCCACACCCACGAACCCCGGATATTTTCCGGGGTTCGTTTGGGTGTATTTGAAAGGTGGCTAATATGGATTTTCTATTGCCTGTAATGAAAGAATTTGGTCCTACGGTGACTATTTTGATTTTTTTCATTTGGAGGGATTTTAATCGAGAACGACATTTTATGAACCGAATTGAAAATCTCGAAGCCTATCAAAAGAATCTTTTAACTGATTTGGTAGAAAAAACTACGGTTGCATTAACACAAAGTTCTGAGTGCATTAAATGGATTGGTCGTGTGCTTGAATATTTGGTACGAGTTTGTCCACGCATGGTTGGACAGAATTGTGAAAAACCGGAAAATCTAAAATGACAAATGTAACCAACTATAACTTGAATCGGCGTATACGACAGACTCTGTATGTATTAAAACGTGCTTTTGGTAGTACAGTTACTCTACATAAACTCGTTACTGCAAGTACAAGTTATACTACTGGTACAAAAACATCTTCATCAACATCTATTAGTATCCCACGGTGTATTGTTTTGCCGGTAAAGGTACAACGTGATGTGATTGCAACAATTTCAGGCATGTCGACAAATAAAACCTTTTCTGGTATGGGTGGTTATGTTGATACCGGCCTCAGAGAATTTGTTATCGATGCCAGGGATCTACCAACAGGATACGATATTTGTTTAGAGGATTGGCTTGCGTACGATGATCACCGATATGAGTTTAAAAATATCGAACGATTAGAGCAGCATACAGGCTGGCATATTACAGGCAAGATGGTTGTAAGTGCTACAACAGCCAAAACAACACAGGTAACGCAAACCTTAAATTTCACAGAGAGCCTAGATAATGAATAAAAACTGGACTCGATGGATAGTGGCTTCTGTTGCCTATCATTTTAGTACTGCTTGTGCAGCAATACCATTACCATTGCTTGTTGATGGTATTGATGAACGTGAGGCAGAGACTCTTAATTTTGATCATGCTGAGTTACGTATTACTGGTCCATCCATCAATGAATTAAGCCACGATTATTTTCGTATCCTTGTGGATGCAAATATACTGTTAACTGAATTGATGGATCAGACAGATGCATACAAACTTCAAACTTGGTGTGGTGCAATGTCTGACGCGATGAATGGTCCCATCAATGTGTATAAATTTGGAAGTGAAGCTGGTGACGATAGCTCATATGTTGACTGCCTTCGTCCGACCAGTGGTCGTGTAGACCCAAATGTAGTAATGCATTTTGGTCAATTAGGTAAAGTAGACCGTGTTCGTCAATCCATGGTTGATGGGCATTTTGTTATGTACTTATAAGGACCAAGCATGTATTGCTACACAATAACAAATTTAATTTGTAGCAAGATGTACCTTGGCATTCTGTACATATATTAGGACGTTTGAAACGTAAGGGTACTTGGCCAAAAACCCTAGTCATCTGAGTGTGAAACTTTTGCAAAAGAAGAAGGAGACCTGAAACATGGCACGAATTGAGTTTGTCTAAGATGGACTCCTTACACAGTAATGTGTATGTAAAACTGGGCTATATGCGAGAATCTCCCGTTAGACAAAAGGTACGCAGGCCACGTAAAAATCTTTTTGGTAGGGACAACCCGCAGGGAAGACTGCTCCTCAGAACCCCCAACGACTCTACGCCCGGCTCGTTCTAAGAACGATGAAGATATAGTCTGTTCTGCATGGAGACATGCAGAGGTTAGCAGAAATGACTAACCCCATCCAAAAGATGAGTAACAAAAAGACGAGACGCTACGATCCGTTTAAAGGACGGACTAAGTGGCACAGCTAAACTATCGGCAAATGGTACTGTTAATGACACGAACCTAAGTATCGATACTGTGGTTCTTAATACAGTTGATACGGATTTAGTTCCTATTGGTGCTAGATTTACTACCAACTCTGTTGACACGACTGTCTACACTGTGACTGCTCGCGTCCCTGCTGATGTAAACGGTGTATCTGCTAGTCCAACGACGAGTATCACAATTACCCCGGCACTTGCTGTTAACGCAGTAAATGATGCTGTCTTGACGTTCCAAGCCAATCGGCTTGATATCAAGATCGGTGAAGGTAATTTGAAGTACACGGAGAACAAGGAATACAACTATCTACTCGATAGGGGTGACCTTGACACCGTGCGTGAAGGTGATGAAAAGCCACTTGACGTTAGCTTAGAGTTTGTTTATGAGTTCGTCACGACTGGTACGAGTGAGGCCATCACTCCAGTAGATGCCCTCAAACAACAAGGTAGTGCTGATGAATGGGTTACATCTGCTACAGATGCTTGTGAACCCTATGCTGTTGATGTTGAGATTGAGCATAATCCACCATGTGGCACTGCTCAAACTGAAACAACTATTCTTCCTGATTTCCGGTATGAAAAACTTGATTTCAGTTTGAAGGATGCAACGATTGCTGTTAGTGGTAAGTGTAATGTGTCTTCGGCAACGGTGACACGGACCACGTAATTTGTTTTGAAACCTGGATGCCCCTATATGGCATCCAGGTATGTTTTGACTTTATTAAAGGGAGAAAAGAATGAAGATTAGTGGACGAACTGTGGATGCACCGCAAGAAGAAATTTTGATTCTTCCTCGTGGAGATAATCCTATTGTTATCCGAGCAAAAGCTGTAATTGATTTGGATGAGTTTGATAAAATTTGTCCAGAACCTAAACCACCAGGAAAATTAACTAAGGATGGTTGGGTGCCAAATAAAGGTGATAAGACGTATACGCAAATGATGGATAAACACGCTGAACGTCGTATTGCTTACTTGGTTATTAAGTCTTTAGAACCGAGTCAAATTGAATGGGACACAGTTGATATCGACAATCCCAGTACTTGGTTGAATTATATTAAAGACTTCAAAGCTGCTGGATTAGCTTCGTTAGAAATCAATCGTATTGTTCAATGCGTTATGGTTGCAAACTCGCTAGATGAATCCAAACTCGATGAGGCTCGAGCGGTTTTTCTACTTGGTCAGCGACCGGCTCCAGAACAATTCTCTGGCCAGACAACCGAACAGCAGAGTTCGCCATCTGGAGAGCTTGCGAACGCTTCGGACTCAGCCCCCCAGGAGTAACAATCCCAGGCAAAAAAAGTTGGGATGATTGTGATGTTAAGGCACAAGCATTATTATTAAGCTATAGTCAAACGCGTGAACACGATGATCAAGACTTTGCTATTAAACTTGCTGGTGGAACCTAAACTATGAAGATGACTTGTAAGTTCATTAAAATGGATTTGAAGATGGGAGCTTACAAGAAGGCTCTAGATACGCACATGACAACCCAACTCAAGGAAGCAGTTGGGGCGTGGATACAGGCAGCAATCACGGAGATACCCGTTTGGTCTGGTGCCTCACACGGTACATTTATTAAATTAGCCAGTAAAATAGGAGTTACCTTTGCAGTACCAGCAGCTGGTGGCTTCCCTGGAATGAATGGCCCAAGCTATGGAAATGCTAAGAGTCAAGGACGATTTACTTCGTTTTCAGGCGCATATGTAGCCGAGTATAATACAACTTTATGGCATTTATGCTATAACGAGTATAACGACGCAAATGCCAATCCAGTAGAAGCAAGGCTATTCGCTCGATTAAAGAAAGCCACACCATACTATTTTCAAGTCAAAGCTGGTAAAGTATTTGAAGATAATATCAAAAAAGTGCGTATGCCTTCACCATGGGCATTTTTAACACTTAACATACAACAGGTATCATAATGGCCGAAGAAATTATTCAGAGGATGGGATTTGAGACCGGGAATACCATACCCAATATTGAAGCCGTAAAAACGGCTTTATCTGGGTTAAACATGTCACTCGGTTTATCGGCTTCCGCTCTACAAAGTTTCAACCAAGCAGCCAGTTCAGCTAGCGTTTTAGCTAATTTAACTCGACAGCTACAAACTTTGCAAACAACAATGCATGGGACTAATGCTGCAACTCGCTCGGCAAGTGGTGGTGTCTCAGGATTTGTTTCACAAATTGGAAAAATTATTGCCTTTCGTTCTGTTATTGCATCTTTAAACGATGTGAATCAAGCTATTCACGAGGGTGTTGATTCGGCAGCAAAGTTTTCTATGAGTCTAGGGCAAACTGCTGCCATTATGGATTCTACATCATTATCTATTGGAGGGATACGTGAGAAACTGGTATCAATGTCATCTGAATTTGCTAAACCTTTAGATGATGTAGCTAGTGGCTATTATCAGACTATGCAAAATCAACTGGGAACAGCTGCCCAGTCTATGGAAGTATTTGGTGCAGCTGCCAATTTAGCAGCCGCCAATAATGTTCCGCTTGTAGATACAATCAATTTACTGTCATCCGGCTTAAAGGGGTGGAATCTCGATGTATCGGAAGCCGGTAGATTATCTGGTATGTTTTTCGAGGCAATTAAAGTTGGCCGTATGGATGCATCTGATTTAGCAGATGTACTCGGTCGTGTCGGCCCTACTGCTGCGGCTATGGGCATTAGTATTGAGGAAGCTATGTCAGCTGTGGCGGTTATGACGCAACAAGGTACAAAAGCTGGTACAGCTATAACCCAGCTCAATGCTTTAATGATGAGTCTATTAAAACCGACCGACACTCTAAAAGCGGCAATGAAAGATATTTGGGGTGTTGATAATGCCGAGCAGGCTCTTACTAAATTTGGTGGTTTCATAGGTGTACTTCAAGCTATGGAACAGATTACCAGTGGTAATTCGGATGAAATGGTAAAATTAACCGCCAATGTACGAGCAATTCGTACAGAAATGGGTTTGGCTGGAGAAAATGCTGATGTATATGTAAATACATTAAAATTATTAAAAGATGCAACCTCCGATACCGCCAGGGTAGCTGCTGAGAGTATATTAAAAACACCGGGTGGGGAGTACAAGAAGGCGGTTAATGATGTAGCATTAGCATGGTCAGAAGCTGGTGATTCCATGTTAGGTGTTGCAACTATTTGGAATAAACTTAAAGCAAGCCTAATCAATTGGGCGCAAAATCCAATTGTACAGAGCTTGCTATTAACAGCTGCTTTAGCTGGTGTTGCAGTTGGTCTTACTACTTTAGTCGGCGCTTATGCTGCACTTGGTGCAGCCGCAGCTGTAGCCGCCCCAAAAGTAGCTGCATTTATGCTAGCTTTAGGCGGCCCAATAGCTTGGATAATTGCCGGTAGTATCGCAGTTGGTGCCGCTATTGGTGCGTTATTTAGCCAACTCAGTAACAAATCCTCAGTAGCTATGGCTAAGATGGAGGCGGATACAAAAAAAGCACATGAAGCTATTACTCAAAATGTACAAGCTCAAGTCAATTTACAAATGGAGGGGTTAAAAAAAGTAAATGATGAACAAGCACGATTAGCAATGGAGGCGGCTAGCCGACACAAGATTGTTACTGATAAAGAATACAACCAAATAAAAGCTAACCAAGCTTTAATTGTGTCTTCAACTAAACAATATTTTGATGGTATTCTTGAAAAACATACTGCATACATTAACAAATTAGTTGAAGCAGAATCCGCAGCGAATCAAAAAATAAGAGACCTTAAGTCTACCGTTGGTGATAAACAAGCTATTGTGGCTGACAAGACGGCTAATCAGCGAATACAAATGTTTGACAAGGAACAACAAGCACAGCAAGCATTATTACAAGGCGATAAATTACGCAATCAAGCACTCAGTGTTAGACCAAAGACAGAAGAAGAAGTCAAGCAGATGGAAAAACTGCTTGCTAGGTCACAACAATTTTATGATAGTGCTGAACAAGTTGCTGCCGAAGAAAATGTCGCACGAATCGCACGAGAGAAGTCATTGCAAATTGATAAAGATCGTGTAAGTGTAGCTGAGCAACAAGTAAAACTCACAGAACAAGAATCTAAAGGTCTTCCAGATAGGATTGCAACTGCACGCAAGGATTTTGATGATTTAAATAAAGGTATAAAAGAAGTTGAAGCTTCATTAGTTAAACTATTTGGTGGTACCATACAAGGTAAACAATTCCCAGGTGCCAAAACATCCAAGGAATTCAACGATAGTTTCAATGAGTTAATTGAAAAATTTTCTACATTGAGTGATAAAATCAAGATTAAGCCATTTGCTGTTGAAGATATACTTGATTTAAGCAAAGTACAAAATAAACTGCAAAGTCATTTTAATGAAATGCCAGCAATGCTAATAAAAGTAGCATTAGATTCTGCCGATATAGGTAAACAATTACTTGATTTAAAACAAAAACAAACTATAAGCCTACAAAATGAAATGACTCGTACAGGGTTATTAGATCCTGGGGTAGCTGGTATTAGACAAGTTGAAAACTTAAAGAAAGCCGGTGAAGAAGCCATCAAAGAACTCGGTGTTGTTAGGGCTAGCGTAGAAGCTGAATTAAGCAAAGTTTTTCAGAGTCTACAGGTACCAACGAGTGGTAAAACCTTTGAACAACAGATGCAGGAAATTGAAAATTCAATACCAGCAGCTGCAACCAGTATCAATGAGTTAAAAACCGCAGTTGACAACATGTTTAATACAGCTAACACCGGTGATAGAGGTAAATTTAGCAAGGCATTAGTTGCATATATTGATTCACTAGAAAAATTCAAAGCTACTATTAAGAAAGACCCTTATTACGATTCGGGGGTTAATCCATTTGAATTTGACCTTAAACAAGCAATGTCGGAACTCGACCAATATAAACAAACTTTTAAAGAAGTTCTTGCCAGCATGACAGCCGCAGATCCAAATGCACTTCAAGACACGATAAATAATATTTCAAGTCAATTAAATTCTATAAGCGGTGGGGATGCGCTAGCTGAACGTATGGCTAGTATCCCATTAGAAATTAACAATGCTACATCTGCATTACCAAATTTAGGCTCGGCTATTGGAGGAGTTGTAGTATACGCAAACAATTTGGCAAACGCTTTTAGTGCTGTTAATGCCCAAATAAATGCCGCTATAATGTCTGCACGGTCATTGGCAGCACAAACACCCGGTGTAGCAACTCAAGCTTTGGGTGGAGTCATTCATCGTGCAATTGGCGGTCCAGCACCTCGCTGGACTGATACACAAATGGCAATGCTCACCCCAGGTGAGATTGTTATGAATACTACTGCGTCTAGAAAATTCGCACCACAATTGAATGCAATGAATCTCGGATCAACTCCAATTTTCCGTGAACGTGGTGGTGCAGTTACTAATGTTGGTGACATAAATGTTACTGTTAATGGTGGTGATTCAAGTTCACAAACAATCCAAAGTATTGCAAATGGCTTACGTCGCGGTATTAAACGTGGAACAATTAGGCTGACTTAAATTTACACACGCCCCGGTGGTCAGCGGGTTCCGGCGCGAGGTAAATGGTAACCCGCAAAAATGGAGGTCATATAATGAATGATTGTGCTAAGTTTTTTGGCTTATTTACTGTAGAGCATCGGGGTGTTGATGGTACTCTGCTTGGTATACATGAAGCACCCAATGCAATTGTAACTGAAGGTGTACACCATATGATGGAAACTGAATTCCGTTCTGGTGCGGCATCTGGTACATGGTACATTGGTTTAATTGATAACTCTGGTTGGACAACTTATGCTGCTGCCCATACCATGGCATCACATGCTGGGTGGACAGAAGCTGTTCCGTATTCTAACGCTAACCGTCCTCAATGGACGTGCGGGGCGGCATCGGCCAGAGCGATTACGAATGCAGCTACAGTTGATTTTACATGTAATGCTAGTTCAACTCTCAAGATC